CATCGTGCTTAGAAGTCATTGGTCTACGGTGGCTTGTCCGTACAATTTTACGCAGATTTGGTAAGTGGTCATTTGCTCAATTTTATCTCAATACCCAATTTCCTAAATATGTTGAGCATCCTGAACACGGGCAGTTGGGTCTTGCCCTGTTCAAGTCGCTGGTATGCCAACAAATTCATGTTGAGCATTTCAGCCATGTCGGTTTGCTTATACCCCCTTTCGGCTCGGGTGGTGCGGATTAGGTGGATGATGTCGAATTGTGTCATTTGTTTTTATCTTTAGTAGTCAGAACAGGATTCGAACCTGTATACTATGAGGATTACCCCATTTTACGTTCCTTGTACTTCGGAACAACGTCTACCATTGCGCCACCTGACTATTTTGAGGATGAGAAGTCCTCTGTGTTGTAGGGTTTCCTCCATTTGCCCTATATGGTATTAAATTCCTTTCTCAAGGGAACAACACTTTGCAGTCAGAACAGGATTCGAACCTGTAGTGTAGGGAGTGGAGACCTTCCAACTTTATTATTATAACCTCCACATTCTGTTTTTTTGTTGCCCCATAGCGTCTACCAATTCCGCCACCTGACTATTTATCTACCACCCATCATTAGCCTGAACAGGTCGACATTCACCACACCGCCCCATATCGTCAATATCTTCGGTCTCCCATACCAATCCGCACTCGCCACAAGTGCATTCGGGGAGATTCGGTTCGCCATAGTCAATACTTGGGTCTGGCTGTTTCGGGTAAGGTTTAAGGTTTTGCATATCCATATTCTTTTTTGATTTGTTCAAGTTCATTTATCGTGCCTTTGCCTGCGATGCTTTTCAGTTCGGGAATAAATCGCAGTTCTTCTAAGTCAAACGCAATTAGGTCATACAATGTTACAAGGTTAAGGTCGTTTATTATCCGCTTTGCCCTGCTCGACAGCAAAACGCTATCGAGCAGGACTTTTTTCTGGAGACGAACGATTACAGCCTTGTTGTGTCGGTGTATTTCGTAACTGGTCATAGATTAAAATGGCAGGTCTGAACCGGTTTGACTTGGTGCTGGTGCAGGTGTTGTCGGTGCAGGCGGTGTCGCCTTAACTTTGACCTCGACTTTCCAGATTGATAAGGTGTTGAACACCTTGACCACATCGTACTGCCCCGACCATTCCCGACCTCGCAGGTTGATTTCGAATGACACGATGTCGTTTGGGTTGATGCCATCGAGCAGACCGACTTTATCGCCTTGAGCCTCGAGACCGATGACTTGCGGATACTTGCTGTCTCCATCAATCTCAACATGGATTTCACGCTTTTGAAATCCCTTTTCGCCTACCATCTGAGTCGGTAGGACTCGTACTACTTTACCTTGAATATTCATAAAAATTAAAATGTTACTTGTTGATGATACTTCTCGAATTTTGCCCAGAACTTGAGCAAGGCGGTCATGGTTTCGTTTAGTTCGACTATGATGTCGTTCCGCTCGACTCGATAAATGTATAATGGTTTCGGTGCGAATCGGGGGTCGTAACTGATGAAGTCGAGCCATTGCAACTTCTCATTTACCAAAAAATATTGGTACACTTGCCATTTGTGTTCGTTTGGAAGTCCACCCATGCGAATTGTGCGTACATGGGTCTTCGTGCTGGGACATTTCACCTCAACCGCACCGATATGGTCTGGAGTTAATCCATCTGGGGACATCCCTAACCAATCCAACTCATCGTGAATGCAGAACGCCACATCGATTAATTCTATGCCGGTCTGTGCGGAGTATTTCGCCTTTGCCTCAGGTTCTTGCTCTGTCCCCCACTTCATCGCATCGGACTCGTAATTGTTCTCGAGAGCGTCCCAAAGGTGGTCATCGAAACATTCCCGCTCGGCAATGAGTGCATCCACTACGGGCAGGTTGTCCGACTTCATGATGTCTTTGGTTCTGCTTGAAGTTACCCGTCCGATACGCAAGGCGTGCCACTCCGGACTGCCCTGTCGTGTGTTGTCAATTACTTTCATTTTCTATCTGGTTTTTGCGTGAATCCTTATACGATAACATTGCCGATTTTGTTTCGGCGTCAAAACTTTGCCACAACGCGACCAGAGACGGCATATCTGCACAGGCATTTATCGCCTCGATTTGCTTCGTCCAGTCTTTTGGTTTGTCCGGTGTGGGCTTGGTCGCCTTGACCCGAATCGCGTCCGTTACATCGCCAAACGCTTTGACACGCTCGACGCCTACGATAATTTTTTGACCTGCCCAGCGTTCGATGATTGGAGTACCCAATACTTTGGTGATGGTCTTGCAGTTGGTACGGTTTAAGATTATCGGCTTAGTTTCCTGCGTTCTGGCTACGATACAATTCGAATCTTTGCCGTCTGAACCTTTTACCTTCTCTTGTGCCACCGATGCGATGGTGACGGTTATTTGACCATAAGAGCCGTCATTTTGAACGAGGTCGTGACTTCCGAAGTAGTCGGGGTTGGTCATTTTTTTCCAGTGTGTTGATGTTGTCATTGTCCGAAGTGAATTAAGATGTTGTGAAAGATAAGCATGCCGATTCCCATTAGAATCGCTACGAGCAGGACGGCTGAGACCTTCTCGAAAAAGTTTGGTTGTTGTTTCATTTGTCTTTGTAAAATATAAGTGGGAGATATACGGTTGTGATGAAGAGCCAGATAACTTTGATGTAGCGTGTCATAGTGTTAAGCGATTTCAACATACACGATGTAGTCACGGCAGTCGAAGAATTGACCATTTTCGAGTTGTTCAGGAACTTCTGCGTCAAATTCTAATTTGTCGAGCCATTCCAAAAGGTACTGGCGTGCTTGTTTGTCGTTTGAAAATACCTCAGTACGATTGTAAAAGGTGATGTGGCTTTGCTGGCTTTGAATTTTGATTGTTGTTGTCATTGTCTGATGTGTTTAAGTTTATTGTGCGTACCGGATGCGCACCCCCCTGTGTGAATGTTATGCGGTCATGTATAACGCCTTTTCTCTTGCTGTTTTCAAGTATTCGACTTGATTCCAGAATTTAGCGATAAGCGTCTTAGCCTGCTCAACTGAATAACCCATTTTAGTTAATTCATTTTCTGTTCTTGTTTGCATTGTTGTCGTTGTCATATCGTGTTGTTTAAATTTGATGAAGCAAAGATACAGCATTGTTTTGTTCCAATGCAAATATTTTTTTTACTTTTCTCATAACTTGCTGATTTTCACAGAGAAATTTTTTTGTAGCAACCGAATAAAAAGCGTGTAACCTGCCTATCAATCCAGCGTTTCGCCTCGTCTCGCCCGATGATTTCGATTGAATCCGTGGCAATATTGACCATGTTCACCTTGAATAAATCTGGCGTGTCGGTTCTGGATACGATTGCTACCATCAAGCCGTTCAGGGTTACGCTGGTTCGCCCTGTGTCTTCGTTGCGGTTGTAGTCGTAATTCAAGCCAATGATGGCGGGGGCGGATGGTTCGAGTGCGTTTATGACTTGGTTTAAGTCTGCTATTCGTGCGTTCTGTTTCATGTTAAAATGGTGCTTTGGTGTTGTCTTGGTTTTCAAAATCTAATCTTGGTGATGGCAGGTAGTTTGTTTTCGGCTCAGGCATTGGTGGTTGTGCTTGATAAGTCCTAAATGGGGTGTAAGGTGCAAATCTTGTATAAGCCTTCTCAAATCGCACCATTATCGCCCCTAACCGCCCGTTCCGGTGCTTGGAGATATGTATCTCCGCCATGTCAAGCGATGGCGTACTGCCGTCCGTCATAAGTTCCTCTTTGTAATACTCAGGTCGGTGCGGGAAAATAACCATATCCGCATCCTGCTCAATCGCACCTGATTCCCTCAGGTCGGACAGCATCGGAATACTGCCCCCTTTGCCCCTCGTTTCAACCGAGCGGTTCAACTGGCTCAAAAGCATTACGGGAATGTCGCATTCTTTGGCTATGCCCTTACATGCTCGGCTTATGCTCGATATTTCCTGCTCACGATTGCCCGAAAATCCATCCCCTGCGTTCATTAACTGGAGATAGTCAATTATGAGCAACTTGATACCATGTTCCTGAACCATCCTCAGGACTTTCGCTTTCAATTCCAAAACACTGATATTTGCCGAGTCGTCAATGTATAACGGCAGGTCTTTTATCGCCAAACTTGATTCCCTGAACTGGTGAAACTCGTCCATCTGGACACGCCCAGACCGAATCTTCTCGCCCTCAATCTCCGCTTCCATGCTTTGCAAGCGGAATACCAACTCATGACAACTCATTTCAAGGCTAAAAAACGCCACTGGATAGCCTTGTTTCGAGGCGGTGATAGCAAAGTATAGGGCAAGTGCTGTTTTGCCCATAGCGGGTCTCGCACCGATAACTATCAATGCCTGCTTCTGCCAACCTGATGTAAGTTCATCAAGTTGATAAAATCCAGTAGGAACGCCCGTAACGCCTTTTTTGGAATCCATCCGCTTTGATAATTCCACAATGTTTTCGAGTGCCAGACGCTCAAAAGATACCGCATGTTTCCTGAATATCGACTGGGTCAAATTATACGCCTGTTCCTGCACATAGTTGAGCAGTTCGAACGCATCGGTAGTCGGGTCAAATCCTTTCAACTTTACATCGTTTGCAATGCGAATCAGGTCACGGGCGACATAGTGCTGATGAATAATCTTGATGTGATACGGAAGATTGGCGGAACTAAACAGGCTATCCTTCATCATGGACAACTCGACCACATGCGAAATAAAATAGTTTTCCTCTTTGCTCTTCAACTCGCTGTAAACGGTTATCAAGTCAATCGGCTTCTCTTCCATGTACATCTGCTCGATTAACTCGTAGATAAACTTGTTTTTGCTGATGAAGAACCAGTCCGATTTGCAGTTAGCAAATATGTTTGGTAGTTCGTTTGTTTCGTACAGCATCGAGGATATTATCGCCTTTTCCGCTTCCTCGCTGTAAGGTGGCGTAACGCCCGGCATAAATCCGCTCTGGTCGATTTGCGGTTTCTCTTCGTACTTCTTTTTTCGTGTTGCCATTATTCTTGTGGTTCGGGGTTGT